GAAGCCTATGCTTATACCTAGATCAAACTATTCAAGGTATCAAAGAATAGAAATGCAAGATGTATATGGCGGTACTGCTTATTCTTATGACTTTATACCCGCCACAAACCATTGGTATGATTCTCAAAATGGTGGCTTCACAGAAAAGGATATGAATTTTGGAACGTCTTTGACTTTCTTTGCAGGATCAGGTTACCCAAACAATACACTATACGAAAGATTCTGGAGAAGATACATTAGAGAGACTTACGGTGAAGATTCAAGAAAGCTAAAGATGCAAGTCAGTATTAGCCCTACTGAATTTCAAACATGGTTATTAAATGAGAATCTATTATACAAGGGAAGTTATTTTAGATTAAATGCAATAAATAACTTTAATCTAAACAAAAGAGAACCATGTAGTGTAGAGATCGTAAAGAGATTAACGCTTTTAAATTCTGACATTGCGCCTTATTACCCTTATAATGTTTTATTGGGGGTAGTTCAATGGAAGGATAGTACAGACAATTCGGATGTAGGAGATGGCAGCACAGAGCCGATAGCAGACATAGAAGCTAGCTGCAAGGCTTATGGGTTCTTCTATGATGATACAAATGTAAGTGGAGGGACAGGAGCAATAGGAATACAAGTAGGACAAATTTTACCAATAAACTAATGGCTACAACACTAGAAATAGAAACCAGAATAAATACCAAAGATGCTGTTACGGCTATCCAAAAACTTGAGGATAGAATTAAAAAACTAGAGAAGATCCAAGAAGATTCCGTAAAACAGCAGAAAAACATGGCTAAGGCTGTTAAGGCTACTGAAAAAAACACAGGGGCTTTAGCTAAAGGTTTTAAAGGGGTAGGCCTAGCAATTAAGGCAGCTGGGATAGGTTTAGTAATTGGGGTGCTAAATGAGATCAAAAACTTATTTATGCAGAACCAAAAGGTAGCCGATTTGTTCTCTACCGCTTTTAATGCGCTTAGTAAAGTAGTTAATGATTTTGTTGATTTTATATCTAGCGGAAAGGCTTTAGATTCTGTTGTGAATTTCTTTAAAAACTTTGAGTTTAGTGCTTTTTATATTGCTAAAACAGCGGCAGAAATAGCCACATACGCTGAACTAACATTAGATGCGGCGGCAGCCCAAACAGAACTAGCTAACTCGGCTATTTTAGCTGAAGCCAGACTAAGAAAAAGTATAGAAGAGTTTGATAGACAAGCTGAGATTTTAAGACAAAGAAGAGATGACGATACTCTATCCATTAAAGATAGGATCAAAGCGAATGAGGATTTAATTGATTTATTAGCTAAGCAGCAAGAACAAGAATTAGAGTTAGCACAAATGTCAATAGATGCGGCGGCGGCAGCATCAGAAGCTAATAAGGATAATGTACAATTGCAGGCAGATCTAATAACTGCAGAATCTGAATACGCTGCTGTTAAAGCTAGAGTTACAGGTCAAGTAAGTGAAGCACTAATTAACCGTAATTCTTTACAAAGAGAGCAAAATGAGTTATTAAAAGAGAACATAAGAATACAGACAGAGCAACTAGATAAAATAGGTTCAAGAGGTGCTACTGATATTGAAAGGGACCCCGAAGTTGTAAAAGCAAGAAAAGCAGCAAAAGTAAAGCTAGGGATTAATGCAGACTTAAATAAAAACCTAGCAAGGCAAACAGACACAAGAACTAAGTTTGAAACAGAACTAGAAGAGAAAAAAGTGGCTATTGCCAGAAACGCTGCTAATGCACTTATGGGGCTAATGGAAGAAGGAAGTGCAGAGGCTAAGGCTATTGCATCCGCTCAAGTGCTATTTGATACTTTTAGAGGTATTCAGGCTGCTTTTGCTTCTAATGCTGCTAATGCGGGTGCAACGGTTGTAACAGGTGGCGCATGGCCGTTTATTCAAGCTGCGTCCGCTGCTGCTTTTGGATTTGCTAACTTAGCCGCTATTCATGCTGCACCGATAAAAGGAGGTTCAGGGGGAGGTGGTTCAGCCCCTAGCGTATCTGCTCCAACAGCTCCTAGCGATGACTTCCAAGCTCCTGAATTTGGATTTTTGAATCAAGGTGTAGGTGGTACACAGGGTGCTGACTTTGGGGCTTCAAGATCTTATGTAGTTCTACAAGATATAAGGGATAAAGAATCCTTAGACGAAAGAATTAGAGATAGTTCAAGACTAGGTTAGAATTATAACAGTCGTTGCATTGTGCATTAAAACGCAAGATAGCTTGGTGTTATGATTAATACTTAAATTCGTTTAAGTTTTCGATTTTTAGATTATAACAATCATCTTTAAAAGCCCAGCCATTAACATCTAAACTACCTTTTTTATTGAATTTAGCCTCTTTAAAAAAGTCTAACTTTCTTTTGTAGCCTAATAAATAGCAATCTTCTAGGTTTTCATTGATTCTTAAAAAGAAATAAAAATCACAATCTTGATTTGTGTTAAATGCAGATATACTGCAAAGATAGTTTGGTTTAGGAATTACTGTTGTTCTCTTTGTTTTTACATCTATCTTGTGTTGTTCTATTATTAAGTCATAGTCATAGGTAGAGTTAAAATCTACATTTAATCCTTTTTCTTTACTTAAGTCATAAATTATAATCTCACCTAAAGCACCATAAATATTACTTTCGCCTTTTGTAATAGATCCTTTTAATTCCTTAAATGGGTATAGTTTTTTTGCTCTAGAAATTTGATCTTTTGTTATTTTTATAACTTTCATATTTTAGCCAGCGTTATAATTTCAATAGCTTAAATGCTTCGTCTTTTAAGTAGTCCTTATACGGATCATGCCCTTCGTTTTTTGTCCTCTCTGCTAGGTAGTGTAAAAAGCTCCAGACATCATCAAAAAAATCTCTATGATTTTCTTTAATATATTCATAATATTTCCCATAGAAAGCACACCATTTAGGTTTGTACTTTTTTCTTCTAGCTATCATTAATTCTAAGGCTAACAGCTCATCATCGTTTAAATACTCTTCAGGTATTTCGCTTCTATCCATGTTTGTTTTTTATTGAAAAATTAAAGTAAAAGAAAAGAGAGAGTATAGTCTACTGCTTTCTTAACCACTCATCCACTTCTGAACGTATGTAGATGGGTTGACTACCTTTTATCTTATGCACAGGTAATCCTCCTAACTTCTCATAGCGTATTACAGTTCGATAACTTACTCCTAAATATCTAGCAACGTCTGCTCTCCTCATGTGCAAATCGTTGCTAATATATGTCAGTCTTTGAAAATGTTTGCCAAATCTATCCATAGTAACAAAGATACGGATTTATCTAAAGAACTTTGTAATAATGGAACTCTATGAACTGCGAAAAAAGAAAGGTTTAGCATCAAGCGTATATGCTATTGCTTTTGTTAAAAACCCTGCTATCGAAGTTGGGTTTGTTGCACTTTCTCAAGATTCTAATCCTAAGACAATCACAAGGATTAAACTAAACGCTGAGAAGCGAATGATCTATACGCCAGTCTTAATTCCAAATCAAAAGATATACAGAGAGGACGAGGCAGGAAATGGATATCAGATTTTTTTTAGTGAGAATACGATTGAGGAGGCTGCACATGATTTCGTTGCTGCTAAACTAACAGACGAATTCAACAACGAACATTCGGAGCATGAAAAGCTAGAAGGGATTAGCTTAGTAGAGAATTGGATTATTGAAGATCCTAAAAGCGATAAAGCTACTCAACTAGGGTTTGAACTTCCCAAAGGTACTTGGATGGCAGGAATCAAAGTAAAGGATGAAGAAATCTGGGCTAAGTGCAAGAATGGAACATATCAAGGAATTTCTATCGAAGGGTTATTTGACAACTTCGAGACTAAAATGAATATTAATAAAAATACAGAAATGGATAAAAAAGAAGAAACCGCGAAAAGCATGGGCGAAAAACTAGATGGATTTCTAGCAGAGCTTAAAGGCTTAGTAGCTCCTAAAACTGAATTAGCCTCTGCTGAATTGCAAGACGGTGGATCTATTTACACAGAAGGTGAATGGGAAGATGGTGTTAATGTCTATACAGATGAAGCACTTCAAACTCCTGCTGCTGATGGCGAATATGTACTGGCTGACGGTCGTGTTATGGCTGTATCAGATGGTAAGGTTGCTGGGCTAAGAGAAGCCGTAGAAGAGGACTTAATGAAAAAGAAAGAATACATGGAGAAAGTAGAACAGCTTGCTAAGTATTTGGTAGACTTCAAAGAAGAACTAAACTCTGTAAAAGCAGAGCTATCCTCTTATAGAGAAAAATTAACCGCTCTTGAAGCTGAAAAAGAAGAAGTAAAAAAAGAAACTTCTGAAGTGAAAGCAGAATTGAGCAAAGTAAAAGAAACACCTGTTGGAAAATCTGCTCAAAAGCTATCTGAAGTAGCTCAAAGAGAGGGACGTTTTAACAACGCTCTAAGAGGTGAAAGATTTAAAATGAATCATTAATAAAATATTGAAATGAAAGAAACAAAAGAAAACGTAAAGTTGGCTGCTTCTATTACTCAAACTACTGATACCGTAAGTAGAGAAGCGGAGATCTTTTACAATGCTATTTTAGATACTCCAACATTTGACGAAAGTCTAGGAGTTCAAGTAATTCCTGCTAGAGATAAATTTGCTCTAGTAACAGGATCAACTTCAAGTCTAATTCAATCTTACTCATCTACTCCTACCGTAGCTGGTACGATTACTACAAGTGATGAAGAGTTTAGTATTACTAAGCAGCTTATCTTCACAAACTTCGAGTACGATAACTTGAGAAATACTATGTGGAATGATGCTATCATGAACATGGACGATCAAGGTTTGCCTGCTGACTTGGAAGAGTGGATTATCGACTTTGTAGGTAGAGAGACAAAATCAACTCTAGCTAACAACTTGTGGAATGGTAATGGTGGTCTTGCTTCAGATCCAACTTCATTTAATGGATGGGGAAAGATTATCCAAGACAAACTAGTTGCTGCTTCTTTGGGTAGTAGAGTAATTGCTTTGGCATCTGATCCTACTGACGCTTCTAATATCGAAGGTTTGATAGATGGTATGATTGCACAAGCTCCTAGAGCTTTGGTAGCGGATAAAGAAGGGACTAGAATCATGCTAGGACCAGTAACTTATCATGCTTTGTTTAGAGCATACCAGCAAAATGCTTACTCTAACATTCCTACTGATAACGTAGATATGTTTGGAGGATTCAGAGTTCAAATGATTGATAACTTGTCTGATGATAGAATCATCATCGGTAAGCCATCAAACTTAGGGCTTGGACTAGCTGTAAGTTCTGACATCGTTAACATCAATGTAACTGACAAGTACGCATTGGGAGATGGAAACTTTGCAAGAATCTACGCTAACTTCGGAGTAGGTGCAGGTGTAGCTACTACCGATTGGGTGATTGGAGAGTATCCTAACACATAATAAACAACAATACAGGGTGAGGGCTTCGGCTCTCCCCTTCACCATATAAATTAATAATATGTGTACATTATCACTTAGCACTTATCAAAGAGGTTGTAAAACTGTTGGTGGTGTAGAAAAAATCTACATTATTGATAAAGGAGCAAGAGAAGATAGTTCAGTAACATTGGCTGTTTCAGCAGGTGCTATTACTATCGGAGGAACAGGAGGTACTGCTTATGAGCTTTACCCATCACAGAATGTTAGTTCTTTTACTCAGCCTAGAACAGATGATAACAACGCAGGTACTACTTATGTAACTCAAACTTTAGAGTTTACATTGCATGGTTATACCGCTGCTTTGGTATCTTTGGCTGAAGAGATTGGAAAAGGTAGATTAGAGGCTTTAGTAAAGATGAAGAACGGTACTTACTTTTATGCAGGATATGAGGCTAATGGTTTGCAATCTGCTGGAGGCGATTCAGGATTCACAGGTGCTTCTGTTGGTGATCAAGTAGGGTTTACATTTACCTTAACTTGCGAGAGCGAAAGATCTGCTCCTGTTGCTGTTTATTCAGAGTTTGAGACAGCATTTACTATAAACACGCCTAGCTAAAAATTTAGTAACTTTAACAAAAAATTAAGTTATGAAGTTTAAAGCGAATACGTTATTTAGTACAGGTAAGGGTGGATATGTTTATCTTAATGATTTATCAGTTAAGGAGCAAAAAGCACTTTTAAAAGAGCATCCACATTTAGAAAAGTTTGTAGAGTATGAAGACGATAAGAAAGGGTCAGATGTCGACGTTAAGGTTCAGCCTCAACAGAAGCGTAGCAGCGGAAGGAGCCGCAAATCTAAGTCTAAATAGTCCTAGTCGTGGAACACTAACATTTACAAAGAGCCTAACCAATCTTGGTTCAGGCTTTTTTTCTTTAGCGTTAGATTTCACAGATACAGCACAATTAGAGGATGACACATATTCTTACGAGCTAACACAAGATGGAACGTATTTAAAAACGGGATTTATAAGACTATTGGAAGCTGATTTAACTAATGGTCAATTTGATTACAAGATGGACTTTTTAATGAGTTAATATGAAGGTAGAGCTATCAAGATATAATATAAAGTCTCTAAAGGATTCTAGGCGATCTTATGGAGTTATAATGGATGGGAATGATAATTTATTCCCTGACTATCTTAATGGGCTTTACAATAAGTCTATCACTCATCAATCTATCTTAAATGATCTAGTAGACTATATTATTGGCAAAGGATTTATTGCTCAAAATCCACAAGAGCAAGAGAAACTAGATTCTATGTTCCCAAAGAAAAAAGTAAGGGATATAGTTTTAAATAAGCTCATTCATAATTCTATTACTTTAGAATGTATAAAGTCTAAGACAAAAGATATAGTTGAGATTAACTGCTTTAATCCTGCTCAAATTAGAGTAAGTGCAGTCGAGGATGGTAAGCCTTGTGAGTTTAAGTATAGAAAATCTTGGGACAAACAAGACACAACAAATTACAGATACACTCAAGACTTTGAAGATATATTCAAAACAGACTTATTTGAAGGTTTGTTTTATTGGTATGATTCAGGTACGTTTCCTGTTTACTACGGCAGACCTAAGTACTTGGGTGGATTAGATGCGATTGAACTAGAGATTTCAATTTACATGATGCATAATCATGGGGCACAAAATGGTATGTACCCATCTATGATTATCGCAATGGAGGATAGTGGTGATCCTGAACAGAATGCAGATAGTATAAAATCTATCCAAAAGCAAATGACAGGCGTAGCCAATGCTGGGAAGATTGGCGTTATTCATTATCCTGTTGGTGGTTCTCCTGCTCAATTTACTACACCTAATTTAACAGGTCTAGATAAGATATACGAAAATCAATACAGTGTATCT